TTATTTATATTCGTCAATAACCTGTGCCTGTACTTCGGCACCTTGTTGATTAATCGTTTCCCATGGCGCATAAACACCGGATAAATCCGCACTTGCCATTCCTAAACGCACCGCCTGATCAACGATAATACGCGCCACATCAAAATGACGGGACAATGGGTAATTTTCTAATTGTTCTTTTAAGACCAAACTAAGGTTAATCGGACGATTTTGCTCACGATAGGAGATTAATAAGGTTTGCATCTGCTCCATAATTTGATCTTGTAATGTAGAAAATTCTTCAAATTGCAACGCTTCCGGCAACTCGCCTAACGCATCTTCTTCGCGCAGTACCAATTCCTCATCACGCAAATCAACTAAGCGCTCTGCCTGCGCGGTCCACAAATACCAAGGCTGATCGAAATAATGGCGGATGGATTGACGTAAACGCTGTGAAAAGACTCGGTTTTTATCCATATCAATGGCGGTACGAATGAATTTATGTACATGGCGATCATAACCAATCCACAGATCGATTGCTTGTTGCCCCCAACTAATAATTCGGTCAAGTTTCGACTGTAAATCAATAATCAGTTGATCAATAAAATACAACTCATCACGCCCAATCACACAATCTTGAATGCGCAATAGTTGCGCTTGCAATTTATCACCGGCGGCATTTAGCGTATCTTGCAATTCACGCAAATTGCCGGAGGTTTCATCTAATAATTTTTCACAACTGCTAATTGCCGCCTGCCAATCTTTGACCAATAAATCAGCAATCTCTTCTTTAATGGTTTGCTGATTTTCATCCATAATACGCTGTGAATAATCGATACTATCAAAAATTTCCGCCACCGAATATTTCAGCGGGGCAAACACATTGCGACGCCAATGATGCTCGTCACCATTTTCTTCCGCCACTTCAGAGGCGCGCTGAATTTCATCAGCTACAATTGAAAGTTGCACGGATAAACGTAAGGCGGAAAATTCTCGCTGACGAATATAATAATCAGATATTCCAACACCCAGCGGCGTTAAACGATAAATCGACAAGCCTTCCGTAAATTCACTGCTAAAACGATTTAAAAAACGCTGTTTTACCATTTCATTAATGGCATTATTCGCTCGCGTAGCAATGGTTTCTTGTGACTGTTCAAAAGCGGAAGAAATATGGCGGAAAATATCAATTAAATCGGTTTCCAGCATTTCACCATCTAAGCGCTCGTTATTATAAATCGCAATCGCCAGTAAAAATGCCAAGCGTTCCGTAGGAAGGTTTAGGCTAAATTCACGTTCCTTGACCCACATCACCAATTCAGGAATGGTTTGCGATGCTTCAAACATTTAAAAATCTCATAGTAAAAATCGACATAAAAGTGCGGTCGATTATACAGGATTTTTTAACGTTCTTGTAGCGTGAATTTTACACGAAAATTACCTCAAAATGACCGCACTTTTGACAAGCTTGCAATTTCCGAATAGACCAATGAAATTTGCTGCAGTGGTATAAATAATATTTTTCATTGCTTTCATGAAGATCATGTTTCTAAACATTTCATCATTCATTAAATGCATTTCACCTTTTTGAAACATTTTTAAATCAGCAGAAGATAACGTAGATCCGATAAATTGATTTTTATTATCAATTTGTATATTTCGATCAATGCCAACAACTTTGCCCCAAAAATCAAGACCAATTCCTTTGGCGGTATTTAAATTCCAAATCAAATCATAAAATGATTTAATATCAGATTTGGGATCAATAGATTTATTCAAATCCAGTAATATTCGACAAATAATTGGACTATTGGCGTATTGACTGATCATGGTTTCTTTTAATTTCATCATGCTAATATGACCTTAATATTGTCGCCGGATAAAATAGGATATTGATCTATCCCTAATTCAATTGAATCAACATATAGAGAGGGCTTTATTCACTTTTACCGAGGAAATATCTCGACTACAAAATCCACACATCCCAATATCGCCCACTTGAGGATCAATAATGACCGCATTTTTCCCACCTTGTAAGCGAAAATAAGGAATATTATGAATAATGCCATGCTCATGTGCGTTTTGGATAAAAAAACGCCCATAAAGAGCGGTCGGTTTTCGTTAAGTTTTACAAGTTAAATATTAACCAATCTTGCTAAGCATTGCGGTTGATAAGCGCGCAAGGTTTTAAATGCGCGATAGTAATGTGCGTCTTCATACGGATCGACCTCATAATCCGCAAGCATTGGTTCAAAAACGCGTTTCATCGCCCCTAGTGTAGTTTTATACTCAGCAGCGTGAGTGTAAGCAACAACACCGTAGTGAGAGCCTAGCATTTGAAGCGGTTTGTGGATTTGAGCCAATAACTCTAAGCTGTTGTATAACGCAAACCACATACTCACTAAACGTACTGCATGGTCACGTTCGATTTTATAGTCAGCCTTTGGCTCATTGGAAAATAAATCAAATAATTATAATAAATTGTTTGATTTATTATAATTTTAATAACATATTCACATCTGGCAAGGGGTTAGATACAAGAAACCCCGCCTTGTGGAAGCGGAGCTATCTTAAGGAGAACTAAGTAATGAACGAATTTGAACGAACTTTCATTATCTTAGTTATCTGGGGAATTATAATGCTAAGCATTAAATCCTAGGTAAAGCAGGTGGGGAATGTTCCAATCCCCACCTAACTCCTTAAATCTTAATCAACTTTAACCAACAAATCAAGGAGAAAAATAACACTACCTGCTTTCGATCTGCCCCCCTTTCCGATCTAATCTGGCGAAATCTTTACATCCTTGAGCGTTGCCGTTATCACATGCTTGACCGTAGAATGCTTTAGCTGTAGAAACATTTTTTTGTGCCCCTTGCCCTTTTTCATACATCACGCCGAGATAGAGTTGTGCTTCTGCAATGCCTTGTTCAGCGGCTTTTGTGAACCAATAGACGGCTTGTTGATAGTTTTGAGCAACGCCTTGTCCGTTTGCATACATCACGCCGAGATAGAGTTGTACTTCTGCAGCTCCCTGTTCAGCGGCTTTTGTCCACCAATAGACGGCTTGTTGATAGTTTTGCGTAACACCTAGTCCGTTCGTATACATAAAGCCGAGCATAGATTGTGCTTTTGCATCTCCTTGTTCAGCGGCTTTTGTGTACCAATAAACGGCTTGTTGAGAGTTTTGTGTAATACCCTGTCCAAACATATACATTGTGCCGAGCACAGCTTGTGCTTTTGCATTTCCTTTTTCCCCCAGTTGTTTGAATAAGGGAAAAGTAGCAGAATAATTTTGTTGTTTGTAAAGTTGAGTAGCTCGGTCAAATTTTTCGCTATCTGTTTCGGCAAGTGCAGATTGGGCAATACCGAAAGAGAGCAAGGCGATAAGTAGGGATTTTTTTAGGTTCATTTTATGTTCCTTAGTAGTCATTGTTAAATAAATTTATTTCACTATGTTGGATTTTATCATCTAATTTATCAAACTCATATTGGTTGATAATTTTAGTCTCTCTGAAAATAACTTCTATATCTTGTGTTTTAGAATCTGATTGTTTTAACCAATTTATTTTCCATATATCAGAAAGATTTCCGGATTGAGTTACTGAATCACATAATTTTTCATTAAACTTAAATGTGTGCAGTTTAAAAGTAGAGGTGCTAAATTTACCTATACAACTGCTTGCTAAGTTTTGTGTAATGAGAAGATTAACGCACACCCTGCTGCTTTAATCTGGCGAAATTTTTACATCCCTGAGCGTTGCCGTTATCGCATGCTTTACCGTAGAATTCTTTAGCTGTAGAAACATTTTTTTGCACCCCTCGTCCGAATTCATACATCACGCCGAGACTGACTTGAGCATCTGCCAATCCCTGTTCGGCAGCTTTTTTGTACCAATAGATGGCTTGTGTATCGCTTTGGGCAACACCTCGTCCGAGTTCATACATCATGCCGAGACCGAATTGTGCTTTTACATATCCCTGTTCGACAGCTTTTATGAACCAATAGACGGCTTGTTGAGAGTTTTGTGTAACACCTCGTCCGAGTTCATACATCACGCCGAGATTGAATTGAGCATCTGCCAATCCCTGTTCGGCAGCTTTTTTGTACCAATAGATGGCTTGTGTATCGCTTTGGGCAACACCTCGTCCTTCTGCATACATCATGCCGAGCTTGAATTGAGCATATGCAAATCCCTGTTCGGCAGCTTTTATGAACCAATGGACGGCTTGTTGAGAGTTTTGTGTAACACCTCGTCCGAGTTCATACATCACGCCGAGATTGAATTGAGCATCTGCCAATCCTTGTTCGGCAGCTTTTTTGTACCAATAGATGGCTTGTGTATCGCTTTGGGCAACACCTCGTCCTTCTGCATACATCACGCCGAGATTGTATTGAGCATATGCCAATCCCTGTTCGGCAGCTTTTTTGTACCAATAGATGGCTTGTGTATCGCTTTGGGCAACACCTCGTCCTTTTTCATACATCACGCCGAGATTGTATTGAGCTTTTGCAAATCCCTGTTCAGTAAGTTGTTTGAATAAGGGAAAAGCGGCAGAATAATTTTGTTGTTCAATAAATTGGTAAGCACGATCAAATTTTTCGCTATTGGTTTCGGCAAGTGCAGATTGGGCAATACCGAAAGAGAGCAAGGCGATAAGTAGGAATTTTTTGAGTTTCATTTGAGTTCCTTATTTGACGATTATTTGAATTCAATACACAAAGTTTGTGGATTGAGAAAACATCTTCTTCCCGTTTCAAGAGGGGTGATTGGATTCAAAATATTTAAATCAGGCTCAAATAATTGAGAACTGCCATTAGCAATCATTTTATTGACGATTTCATCCACCTCTTTTTGTTCATTAGGATTGATGGCTTTTATATTGTCGTAAACATAAGGCGAATCTGAGGTATCTCCAAAATAATTCTTATAAATATTAACAGTAATTTCAATACGATTTGACATGTTTTTTTCCTCTTACTTGATTTTATATGTGGCGTCCGCTACCTACTATCAAGTAGGTAGGATGTAGAGTATACTCTACATCCTATAAAGGATTGCTAAACCCTTTGCTCGGTGTCGATTGGTTTATTGAGTGTTATTTATACAGCAGTATATTACAAAACAACTCCGGTTTGAAAACCGGAGTTGTTTAGAGGTATTAGGCAAAAGTATCTAAATATTGATCTGTTATTTGGAAGACTTATTTGACTAGCCCGCCACTTCTTCATTACGAAAAATAATTAAGTGAGAACGATGGTATTTTTTCCCGTTGATTTGCCAATATGTCGGATCATAAAAATATTGTGTCGCCGGATTATTTAATTCACCCGATACCAAGATAGGGATACACCAATAAGGATCGACTTGGATAATTCCTTTATAGCTATTAGGCTCAACGCCATCAATATTGAACGGTTTTTCATAAAAATCCGGGTCACTTGAATCAATATCAAAAATCGCAATTCTTATACCAAAAATACGACCAAGCCGAACAAACTCCTCACAATTCTTTTTAATTTTGAATTTTTTATCGAACTTTTGAATTATTTTTATAGTTTCATCCGGAATATCGTCACCGTTAACAGTAACGATATTAAATCCATTTCTCGTTGCATCCCTTGCCGGTGTTGAACAAGCTTTCCCAATAAGCCAATTTTGAGACAAAATCGCACACATCTGATAACCGATAAATGATTTACCGGCATACCAGTTAGCTAATGCTATACTGATAGCACTAGGTCTTTCTGTCGGCATTTTAAGTGAGCTGTCACCATTACTATCTTGACCTGCAACAAGTGAGGCTTGTAATTTGTTATTCGCATTCACAAGTTCATCTAATTGATTGATAAAGAAGTCATTCTTGTATTGGTGATGAAAATGGCCGCTTGAGTAATAGGAATACTCTTTCTTTTCCTCTACTTCATCAGGTGCTTTTATTTTTTTGAAAAATCCGAACATATTTTTTTATCCAAAGTAAGAACTTCTATATGTAATTAATGGTTCTAATGCATAACGAATTGCATCAATATAGTGATTGTTTTCATCAAGCAGAACAAGCAAAATATCCCCCGATTTCTTATCTACTTTGTAACTGTATAAACGAAATTCTTTTGCGGTATTTTCGCAACGAGGGTGAATAACAACCTGTTTATACGACTTAATATGCTCAATACCATCTTCAACGCTCCCTTTCCATTTTGAAACAGGTTCAAGGCGATTTAATCCGTGACGCCTTAAATAACTAATACTTTCAGGACGCGCATTATCTGCACGAGACACATATTTTTCATAATCAGGAATGCGTTTTAAAATAAAAGAGGCGGTATCGTCCAGCTCTAATCCAATCCCCCGGGCTTCATATTCCACATAAAGCGTTTCATCATATACCCAAACCCGCACGGTAGCGGTCGGATCTTGCGCAAAGCCAAAATCCAATCCTTGATAGGGACCGGACCAATTTTCTTGTGGTTCAAACTCATCAATACAGAATTTCCCGTTAAACACTTGTGCATCAGATTTGGTGTTATATTCACCAAGCCAAACATGACCAAAACTCGAGGGATTATACTTGCGGTCATACTCCATCTCTTTTTTCAGCTCATCAGGCAAAAATGGATTTTGATCGAAATTAATATGGTTAAGCAAAAAACTATCCGGATCGTTTTTTACCCCCTCTAAAAAGAAACTATCTACTGCATCAGTACTTTGATCCGGGTTCCAAGTAAAAATTAATTCACTTCCGGATTTACGAATTGTCGGATGCAATAATTGAAGACTTCGATATGAACAAGTTTGAGCTTCTTCAAACCATGCACAATCAAACCCTTCAAGTGATTTAATACTATCAGCAGTGTGATCTTGCATACCCTGAAAAATGATTATCCCGTCAGCCTCTTTCCGCTTAATTTCAGTGAGAGTAATATCAAATAAATGGCTTACCCCCATTTGTCTAATTTTTGATTCAATTAATGCTTTGGAAGAAAACTTCAATGATTTTTGAATTTCACGAATACAAACCGTTTTATAATTCGGATCAAGAATATGCTTTTCTACAATAAATTCACCGACAGTATGTGATTTCCCGCTTCCTCGACCACCTCGAATCCCTTTGTTTCGGCAAGGATTGAGGTAAGGGATAAACCATCTTGGAGTATTAATCTTTAATTCCATTTGGATCAACTATTACACGAGTAATGATAGTGGGTTGTAATGATTCGCCGTTGGTTGTCATATCAATACGATCTTTAAACATCCCCAAATGCTTACCCAGCAACTCAAGCGCCTTGTTTGCTCCTGACGGTTCAAACATAAAAATAGCATTATCAACAGCCTTGATCGTTCCCTCTTGATTGCTTTTCACTGTATCTGTCACTATGACGGATTTTCGCCCCATACACATATCACGAAGTTCTTGCAAGTCTCTCAATACCTCATCTTGTGTAATTTGAGTGCGTTCTGAACGTTGTTTTTTAGCTTCGGAAATAGCTTTTTGTATTGTAGTATTTTGTAGTAATTTATTTGCATTGGTATTAGCTAAATGTTCACTATACCCTGCTCTAATCGCTGCTTGAGTTGCATTAAGATCAATCAGATATTCTTCTACAAATCTCTGTTGTTTATCGGTTAATTTGATTTTACCCACGCCTTTAGACGTGGATTTACCCTCGTCTTTATTAGCCATTGGGTAACTCCTCTTATTTTGTTACATATAGATTACATAGTTTGGGTATTTTCTCGGAATCTAACCCAACCAACCACAAATTACGCACAAATTATATGGCGTTTACTTTACACAAAAGAAACTCGCCATCGAGTGCCATAGCGGTTATCTTTCTATTCCCTCTCGCCACTCAATAATCCCTTTAATTCGACCGGCACACACATCACGCTCACTCATCACTTGGCGTAAAAAAACGACCGCTTCCCCGTAGGTTTTACCGGTAAATGAAGATTGATCACATGGAACGGTATAGGCTTGTGGCGGAAACCAATAAACGGATTTAGTTTGACTGTTGCAACCGCTTAATAACATCATCAGGAAGACGAGTGTCAAAACAACGGTTATCTTTAATCGTTTTATAAATGATTTTAACATCCTCACCGGCTTTCCCTCTTTCCAACTGCTCCAGAGCACGTTGCTTTTGCATTGCCTCTCGCTCTTGCACCATTTGAATATGCATTTGTGAAATCACCTGCTCATTTTGCTTAATGGTTTGGGCTTGCGCTTGGTTCTCGGCTTTTAAGCTATTTATCTTCTGTGACTGGTACCATAACCCTGTACACAAGCCCAAAATCACAAAAAATACCACGGTCCACAATTTCGATCTAAGCATAAACACCCCGATCAAACAACGCTTTCTCTCTTTTCCGTCGTCTCAATAATACCGGACGACCACCCGCGTATTTCCACGCCAAAATCTGCTCGCTTGCCCCCGAATAATCGCCTTGATTTAATTTCTTAAGCAACGTAGATTTTAAAAATGCCCCCTCGCCAATATTGAACGCCAAGCTGACCAACGCATCAAACTGATGTTGTGACAGTGGCAAAACCACCTCATTATTGACCGCCCTTTCAAACCGTCTTAAATCTGCCAGTAAGATTTCCCGAGATTTCTCTTGTGAAATCCGCATCCCTTCACAAACGCGCTTATCATCCACCCATCCCGTATGCCCCACACCTATAGTCCAAATACCGACGATATCCCGGTAAGCGCATAGACGTTCCCCCTCCTCACGAATTAAGAAATCAATCCCTTGCTTACTCATATTCATTGTCATTACCCATACTTCTACGATTAATGAATTTAAAAAGAAACTCCCTCAACTTCTCCGTTCCAACAAACCCAATCATCGTCCCGGCAAAGCTCGAAAATTCAGTATGCCCCACAAGATGGGCAAGCAAAGGAACGATAGTCCCTGCAATAGACGCACAGATTGTCGCATCTAATAAAACATATTTAATCGCGCGCTTTTTCCGCATAAAGCCCGCACGTAACAACGACATCACAATAGCGGCAATCGCACTGTTAATGGGCTGTATCCCAATATTGGTTGTCACCCAATTCCATATCTGCGTCCAAATATCATATTGATTATTCGGCATTCCTACCTCCTCACCTCCTTTTCGAGGCAAAAAAAGCCCACCATTAAGGTGAGCTATCATTATTTGAATGAAGATTTTATCTAAAGTCTAAAATTTCACTTGATAAAACCTAATAAACTTATAAAATAGACTTATAAAACAAACCTAACAAATATGAAATAAATCATCTACCAACCCAACGCATTAAAGCAGTTACGGAAAGTTCCAAGCAAAGCACACATTATTGAAAAATGCGAAACGCTAAAATTATTCCCTGATTGCACCAATATAAAAGCATTGGCTCATCATCAATACGAATATCGCTATCGTATTGGCGACTATCGTGTTTTCTTTAATATTGTCGGAAACACAATGAATATCGTATCTATCGAAAGGTTAAAAAAAGAGATGAACGCACTTACTAATGTCCAATATATCAACAACGCACAAGGTGTACCTGCCTTTGCCGTTATCCCTTTACAAACCTTTAACTGGTTAAAACAAAAAGCCAACCTTGCCGATCCGCTTGAAACAGGCATCCCGGAAGAAGTAGCAAAACGGGCTTTATTAAATGACTACTCCGCTTTGCGTGCATGGCGTGAACATTTAGGATTAACTCAAGCAGAAGTTGCCAAACGACTTGGTATCTCTCAATCCGCCTATTCCCAACAGGAAAACTCACAACGTCTGCGTAAAACAACCCGCCTTAAAATGGCAACGGCATTAGGCATTCACTCGGATCAGTTAGATTTTTAATAAAGTACTTTAAGCAAGTACTCCGGCACGTCTTCACCGTTTATTTTAATTTTATCGCCTAAAGTAAGTTCCATTTTTACCCCAACAAAAAACCCCGACCGTTTCCGATCAGGGTTATTAAAATCAATTCATGCGCTTTATATACAAGAACCGCATGATAACGCAAATCATACACTTTACCGGTACCGGTTGCAAGTATTTTTTAGTGCGTTATATTAAATTGGGAATTCATGACTATAACGTATCTTATTTGGAAGAAAAACAAAACGGTATTCAACTATATGGCGTCACTGTTTATTTTACAAGCGGCTCGGTTGGATTAGCGGTAAAAGAAAATTACTCTGATTTTAAGAAAAAATTTCATCAAATTTAATTCATTTTATAACCGCTCTATTTGAGCGGTTTATTTTTATCTACGCTATCAGCGTCTTAATCTAATACGTTGTTTTTATTTGAGTTTTAGTTATCTTTGTGCCGAATGATATTTCTTGCGCGTTTCCGGTTCACTAGGGAACATAATGCCCTTTCGGTCGTTTCGAAGGGGTATTTTTTCTCCGGCTCAGGCAGCGCAAGTTATTGCGGCAAGCAGCGTTTAATCACGCAAAAAACAACACATCTCCCCGCAACAAATACCCTTTTAAAAAATTTTCCGCTTGCCGCAGCAAATTTTGTCTCTTTTTATCGCTGATATGTTTAATTCGACAAATATCAACACGATCGTAACGTTCAACATAGGTCAACATAAACACATGAAACTGATCAAAATTGATTTGTTTCATCAAAACCAAACCGCCATCAATCACCATCCCCTCTTCATCACTTAGCGGATCTAAAAATGGCTTGGTTCTTGCCGCGCCTTTAATACCACAAGTTACCACCGGATAATCCATTTCCAAGCGGGATTTCCCCCAATACCCAAACCGTCTAAATTTTGCTTTAAAATTCATTCAAAACACCCCCTTACGCTTCTCCAAAAATTTACATTTTTTATTAAAAATCCGCTTAATTCGCCTCAAATCTTCTTTAGAATAGTGTCTCGCCCGTTGGTCTTTCTCGATTGCTTCCACTTTCTCCACCCCAAGCCTATCAATCAACCCAAGCCGAAATTGCTGATAATTACCGCCTAAATAACGGTTACAACGCTTACACTGACCTGCAATATTTAGAGTGTAAAAACGCAAATGTGGCGCACTGCCCCGACTGCGATAATGCCCCGCATCAAATCCCCCGCCAAATCCCTCACGCACCAACGAAACCCCGCAAGAAATACAGGTTTTACCCTAATCACGCAACCGAACATACGCATTCACCGCTGCTTGCGCCTCTTGGGTTAAATTATTCAGTGTTTTATTTTCCTCCCTAAATGCTTTCCTACGCTTATTATTGACTTTTTGTTCCGCTTCCGCCTTACCCTGCCGAGCAAAAATCAAAGCGCAATCCATAGAACAACACTTCTGTAAACTGTTTCTAGGCGTAAACCCATTGGCACAAATCTTGCATTTTTTTGACCGCACTTTATTCATTTTAATACCCATAATAACTACAAAACACTGGACTTATTCCCTTTTAAGGGTTATAATAACCCCAATATTTAAACAACAATGGAGAAAACGTGGATAGTGATACCATGATAAAACTTCTCAAAAAGAACGGATGGGAACTTGACAGCATAACGGGCAGCCACCATCACTTTGAGAAGAAAAACCAAAAGGGAGCCGGTAAAGTTACTGTTCCTCACCCGAGAAAAGATTTAGGCTTTCTCGAGAAGAAAATTAAAAAACAAGCGGGACTATAAGTCCCCTTATCCACGTTGACTCAACAAGGAGCATTTATGTTATACCCAATCATTCTTGAACAAGTTTCAGACGGTTATGTTGTCGCTGTACCTGATATTGACGGTTGCTACTCCGCAGGTGACACCCTACAAGAAGCCTACAACAACGTAAAACAAGCCATTGAAAGCCATCTGGAGCTTGTCGTAAAAGACGGTGGCGAAATTCCACAACCGACTTCAATCGAAAACCACCGTAACGATCCGGATTTAGCCGAACACCATGTTTTTTTTGGTATAGTTGATGTTGATTTATCTCACCTCATGGGAAAAACCGAAAAAATCAACGTCACCTTACCAAGTCATCTCATCAAACGCATTGATGCTTATGTTAGCCAACACGTTGAATATAAAAGTCGTAGTGGTTTTTTAGCAAAAGTCGCTGCCGACCGCATTTTTTCCGTATAACCGCCAACGCTTACCGGTCTCGCCCTATGTTATACGTAGGGCCTCATCTTCCCCAAAATCCCCACTTATCGTTAAAATGAACGCCATTTTGCACACCCCACGACAAAATATACTCAATCAAACTTGCCAACCGCTTCACGCTCATTTGCGCAGTACTTTCACGCAAATTAATCACCTCACCCTCCAGCCCAATCGCCATTTCCGCATAACCGCCCGTTGCAATTTTATGCGCCGAAACAAAAATCGCTTTCCACGTATCAACATCCCGTTTTTTACCCTGAAATTCACACTGTTTCGCAATATCACTTAACATCGCGTGTAACTTCGCATTTTGCTCAAGACTGCGTCTCATCAGCTTAATACTCACCACAAGCGGATTTTTCTCATCAATTGGCAAAGTACGAATAAACTCCATTGCATTTAACCGCACTTGTTCGCCACGCAAGAAAAACGATTGTTTAATTTCCATACCCGCCCACCTTTTTCAAAAAATCCAACCTTACCGAACGTTGCACAAAATCTTCCATCGTCGGATCGAACACCACGACCATTTGACCTTTGCTATTCCCCTTAACTTCTTCACCTGTAACCGGATGAATAAAGGCAATTCGTCCACCGATAATATCAATCACTTCGTTTGCCGTGTTGTGAACAACATTTATTTTTCTCATCCGCACACCCATCAATATGAAAGTGAGAAAAACGATACTCCAACCAACGGAAAAAATATTTCGGCGTTTGCCACGTGTCTTTGTCAAACTCGCTCATCAATGCCCCCTTAAAATCTGTTTACACATGGCTACACCACGTAAATTAATCGCTTGTTGAACATCTGATGGCGTAAAACCGGCTTTTTTCGGCAGCGTGATTTTAGGTTCCGGAATAGCTTCACCGCGCTCTAACCGTTGTACCATGGCAAATAATTTTTCCTTAATCGCCTTTTTCACCTCGAAAACCGTATGCATACGCATTTCCCGATAAAGTTCGGTTAATAACCAAAATTCTGCATGAGAATGAAATTTAAACCGGTGCAATTCCCCCATGCCAAATGCTTGAAACTGCACCAAGCGCCGGTATAACGCCTCCTCATTCGGCAATCCCCAAACTTGAAATTGATCTGCTTTGCACCATGCAATAAATTTCCCCACACTTGGGAAAAAGTCATCCGGTTTTGACCGCACTTTACGCATACCTACTTTCACTTGCTCAAGGGTGTTAATTCCGTTTTCGGCAAAAGCTAATACCCAAGTCCGCTTAGCAAGATTTAATTGCGCCTCATCCGAAAACTGCGCGCGCATTGCCGGACAAGTGGCAAGCAGTTGATCAAAAATTTTATCGACAAGCACTCTTAGCGCATCAGGTAATACCCCTTGAGATGTCGCGGCAGTTTGGTTAACAGGCAAATTCATCAAAGCATCTCCTCCCATGCCGCGGCATTGTTCCAATCGGAATTATTCATCTCCGCCCAAGATTTCTTTTTCGGTTTTCCACGCTCAATCACCAAGCGATCCCAATGTTTACGTAAGTTCTTCGGTGACAAAATATTTTTACACCAAAAATCGTCTTGATTGGCAAACCGGAATAATTCGCAAATTTCACGGTGCGAACGCTTATCACGCTCTCGGATAAGGCGAACCTCATCCGCCCAAGTATCAAAATTTGGTGATTTAGCTTCAGGATTAATTTCCAAAATCAGGTTAAAAATCCAATATGCGGTTTTTAAGTCATCATCAGAAAAATTTTTCCGTTTCGGCGACGTTGCAACTTGTTGCGACGTATTAATATGATCTGTTGTATATTTATAATTAGTATTATTATTTGTCGGATCTATTTCCGAGTTATTTCGGATTTCAATCCGAGTTATCTCGGATTTATTTCCGAGTTCAACAGGAATATTCGGATCTATTTCCGAGTTATTCGGATTTAAATCCGAGTTAAACTCATTCCAAGTTTTCCCTTTTTCAGTTAAACGAATTAAATCTTTATCGCCACGCTTTCCTTGCTTGAGATAAATAATCAACCCTTTAGTTTCCAAATCACAAAAATGGCGGTAAACCGTATCTGCTTTCTTATAAAAAAGCGGCAATTCTTCTAAGACTTTATTTCGTGAAACCCAGTAATACACAACACCATCAACAAGGATTTCTTTTGCCCATGAGCAGGCCTGATTTAGCAAATCAAACAACGCCCCTTGATTAGCGTTTAAACCCCACTCAAGACATTTTTGATTATTTATGTAACTACTGAATCTCATAGCATTAACTCCGAAGCATAACGTGACGCAATAAACTCAACGCCTTTGCTTGTCACGCGTGTTTGTGTGAAATTGTGACCGTGTTCTGCCGTACCCGTTTTAACAGTAAACAAACCACGTTCTTGCGATTTTTGATAAGGCAATAAATTACCCGATTGACGATACAAAAATTTATCCAACACTAAGCACTCAATCATTTTACGTTCCGGCATATTGAGAATTTTCGCGGTTTCCCGTAATGATTTTGTCGTGCCGACTTCCACATAGTGATCAACAAAATCGACCTTAGGTTTCATCTCTTGATTTTCCAATGCTAAAACCTGTTTTTGTTTCTCGCTTTCCACCAACGCCTCAAGGGCTTGAAGATAATTTTGCGGTAAAAGTGCGGTCGGTTTTTGTCGGTTTTCCAATTCTTGCCAACGGTCAATAATACGCTTGCGAAGTTTGACGTTGTATCCGGCAATCAGGGTTAAGGTTAAATCTTTTGGCAAATTGTAACAGCGAAGCATTCTACCGGTGCTGTCTTTGTACTGAGCCGAAAAATCGGCTGAGTGAATTTCCAACTCATTCAACATCTTGTCAATGTCTGCCAAAACATGCGTATGGCGTTTTTCGCACAATTCCGCAATCTCCCGACTACTCATCGTAAGAGTTGCATTCTTATGTGAAATCGGTAATAATCTATCCATTTTTAACGGCTCCTTGTGAGTTTGTAATCAGCCACCGTGACTGCGGTGGCTTTTTATTGCTCTAAAATTCGGTTTTTCTCGGCATTTAACCCTTTACTTGCCAAATCAAAAACCGTTTCCAAATGATCTATATCCACAAAAACCTGATCTTGTGGAACAACTTTCAACCCAATAGCAGTCGGCTGAATTTCGTGATCTTTTGATCTCCTTTCCATTTTGAAATCGCCGAACCACAAACGCCGACGATCTCGCCAATGTTGTCCAAATCATTCAGCTCAATCTGTTTCAAGATTTCACTCTCGATTTCAAGGGCGGTCATTTCTTTTGCTTTTTTATTGCGTGCCATTGCGTATCTCTTGAGGTAAGTTAATTATCAGCAGGAAAAACTTCATCGATTGAAACGCTCGCGCCATTTTCATTTAAGGTATCAACAATAAGCCGAGCCATTTTTACTGTTGGCGTTCTGCGTCCATTCTCATAATGAGCCAGCGCCCCCTGAGTTAAATTCAACCGTGCTGAAAATTCTTGCTGAGTTAGATTTATTGATTTTCTAAATTCAGAAATTCTGTTCATTTTCCAACTCCATACAAATACACTAAATAATACAATATGTACATCATTAAGTAAATATTTCATACATTAAGTATTTTGATTTTTTAATACAATCCGTAATAATTTATAAAAAATAAGGTAGGTAAGCATGAAAAAGCAGTGGAATGAATATGTTCGTGAATTAATGGATAGAAACGGGATTAATCAAAATGATATTGCTGACGCGATAGGTAAAACACAAGGGGCGGTTGGTCACTGGTTAACGGGTAAAAGGAAGCCTAATTTTGATGATGTTACAAAGATCCTTGATATTGTCGGCGCGAAAAAAGTGCTCTTAAATCAAGACGGAACAGTAGAAGATTTTGATAACAACGCAAAATTCACTCGTATTATCAAATCCTACCGTTATCCACTGCTTAGCACAATACAAGCGGGACGTTTTACCGAAGTGGAACACTTCAACCACGTGGATGAACTCAATCAATACGAAATGATTGAATCACAAATCAAAGCCGGTCACAATGCCTTTTATCTCAAAATAACCGAGGATAGTATGCTGCCACGCTTTAAAGATGGCGACATGGTGCTAATCGATCCCGACATCGCACCGACACCTGGCAAATTTATCGCCGCCATCAACCCCGACGGCGAAGCCACATTCAAGCAATATAAGCAATTAGGCACAATCGACGATCACGGCAGACCACACTTTAAACTCGTTCCATTAAATGACAACTACCCAACATTGAGTAGCGAAGATCACCATATTCAACTTATCGGCGTAGCGGTTGAGCATAGACAAGTGTTGTAACCGTATTTATCGGAGAAAGAGATAAAGCTACGGTTATAGTTGAGCGTAGGCAGGTACTGTAGAAAGTTTTTGACAAAAAAATTCCTATACCAGCATAAACGCTGTACAATGGATGACAAAATTTAACTATATGAATACTCAATTAGCCCTTGTTTTTGATGAACAACATACAGAATTAACCTTTGATGACTTTGCCAATCAAAATGGCATCGTGTATTGGTTTGCGTCTGATTTGGCAATCATGCTAGGTTATAACGATATGCAAGCTATTTCAAAAGCCATCAATAAAGCTTATGCAGTATGTAATAATTTAAATATTCCAATTATTGATAATTTCATTCAGGCATCATCAAAAAATACCCCAAACGACCTGAAAATGACTCGTTTTGCTTGTTATCTCACCGTAATGAATGGGAATATTTCTAATCCTAAAGTCGCTGCTGCTCAAGCGTATTTCGCTAATTTAGCAGCTGAAATCCATGCGGCATATCAAAGTGCTGATGAAGTTGATCGCGTTTATTTACGTGGCGATATTTCAGATAGGGAAAAAAGTTTAAGCCATATAGCTTATAAGCACGGTGTAGATAATTACGCATTTTTTCAAAATGCCGGATATCGCGGTATGTATAATATGAATATCAAAGCCTTAAAAAATAAAAAAGGACTTTTTGATGATAAAGCATCGTTGCTAGATTATATGAACAATGAAGAATTGGCGGCTAATATCTTCCGTGTAACCCAAACAGAAGCCAAAATTAGAAACCAAAATATCAAAGGTCAAGTAGCATTGGAAAATGCCGCTGAAACAGTAGGACGCGCAGTGCGAAATGTAATGATACAAAATACCGGTACAGCCCCGGAAGATTTAAAACTCTCCCAAGAGAAAATCAATAAAATTCAAAGTAATATAAAGAAAACGCATAAAGCACTAACCAAACACGACAAAAAATAACCAATTGCCTATTGTTGCCTAAACGAATGAAAAACAAGGTTTACCTCCAGAGTAATATTCTAAGCCAAAACAAAATACAACTTGATTTTTTAAAATAAATCCTTATATTAGTTCGCAGAAGCAGAGGGTTGCAAAATTCTTTGCTGCTGATTCCGAGACCCAATCTTTATGGTTGGGTTTCCGTGTTTTTAGACTATGGAAAATATATGTCTCGTTCTCGTACTTATATTGTTTATCTTGATGAATTCGGTCATGTTGGACCTTATGTTAACGTAGATCACCCAACGCACAAAACCCACCCTGTTTTTGGGTTAGGTGGATTTGTCCTACCTATTGAAGAAGTACGCCCATTCTCTTCTTTCTTTTTCAATTTAAAACAACACTTATTTGAAAATTATGACATTCCTCAAGCGAGAAAAAAAGCCAAAGAACAAGGCGAGACATTTAAGCTTTCAACGTGGGAAAAGAAAGGCTCTAAGCAATATTCAGTAGCAAACTTACAAAACTACACAAAACATATTACTCGACAAATCGTATTATAAATCAAATAACCGATCGCGGTGGTTTCTTATTTTATGTCGGTGAAGCCAAGCAAAAAGAGGTAAATAAACACGATGCTCAACGAGTTTATTTATCTAGTTTAAAAGAGATTATCAAACGCCTAGATGATGAATTTAAAAACCAAGATGCTCATTTCTGATTTTTATGGATGATAGTGAATCAAGTGCAAGTATTGTAAAAAATGCTATTTATGAAATGCATCAAAATGGGAAATTCCAATTAATAGAAGCACCTGTGCAGGTTGATAGTAAATTATACCAGACAATTCAGTGCGCTGATTGGCTATGTGCAATTTACGGTAAGCTAGCTTTTTATGAAGTAGAAGCTGATTCAAAACCAGAATATGAAATTTTCAAACGATATTTTGGTGATAAGATAGCTAAAGCTCAAAAACGTAGTAATGTAAGAAATAATTTACCTAAAAAAGCATCTGAAAAATCGTTAGAAAAGCTTTGTAAAAAATTTAATAAATAACAAAACCGCCCTCGTGGCGGTTTTTCTTTATTCCACCTCCAAAAATAACCGCACTTTAAACATATCCATGAGTAGATACATGAAAAGGTGAAATGCGATAGCTACGCTTTTGTTTTAATTCCCATAAATCATATTTAGTTTGTAAATTAAGCCACAACCTCGCAGTGCCAATCCCCGCTTCTTCCAGACTTAATGCTAAATTTGCCGTCATAGGCGTTTTGCCATGTAATACTCTCGATAACGTTTCTCGAGAAAAACCGAGATGATCTGCCAACGCTTTAATTTTAATATTATTCGACTCAATAAATCCGTCCAGCAAAACTTGTCCCGGATGTGCCGGTTTACGCATTAAAGCCTCCTTAATGATAATCTTCATAATTTAAGATATACGCATCTCCATTAATAAATTCAAAGGTAATGCGCCAGTTTCCGTTAACCGTCATGGAATAAACGCCTTTTCTATCTCCTTTCAATTCATGACATTGATAAAATGGCATAAATTCATCAACACGTTCTGCCGAGTCAATCAAGTCAAGAATACCGTCAATTTTTCGTTGATGATTAAGCTAAATACCTTTTGTTATTCCTTTTTCAAAATATTGCTTTAAGCCTTTATGTTTGAAACTCTTAATCATAATGATACCTATCAAATTAAAGTGATATATTTATATCACAAAGCATAAAAAAAATACAACAAATTTTAGCCGCACTTTTCTATCAATCCATTTTTACTGCTCAAAAAACAAGCAATCAAACAAAATTCTTAAAAATATTTTTCATTGAAAATCATTAATTTGATTACTTATTGTATTATTTTACATATTAATTAATACACTTGGTATTTACAGTTAAAATACATTTTGTAATAATGCCTCTATCAAAACAAGATCCCCAAGGGCTTGAATAAAGGTTCCAACCCGCCCGAAAAGGATTGCTCTTTAACAATTTGAGAAAACACATTATCGCCTGATGGTGAAAGCGAGTTCGAGTAGAAATACGAGAGGAAGCCCATAAAACCCCCACTTGCTCATAGCGGTATGCCCTTTACTTAGGGAAAACAGACTTACCCCGATGATGTGTTTAGGTGAAAACTGGGCGCGCATAATAAGGCGCAAGGGAGTAACCGAAGACGCAGCTAAACGCGTGACACTTGGAGAGACAAGAATTTCAATAAACCGCACTTAGCGATTTATCCTTATGCTTTTGCGTTTGAAAACACAATAATGTTAAGTGCGGTTTATTAAGAGAGAAAAAGAACGCAAGTTTCTTGTATTAACCGAATAAATCAAGACGTATTTTACTAAGCCTATGATTTTTCATGGGCTTTTTTATTTGACAAACCTCCCCACTTCGGATTAAGATGAACGCACTTTATAGCTGTTTTTTAACAGCTTTTTTTATAGGAGAAACCACAGTGACAGCACCGAATACAAAACCCGTTAAAATGGAATTAAAAGGCGAAGCAGGAAAACGGGTTGCACTTTCTGCGGCGAAAAGAATTATCAAAACGCACAATAAAGAAATCAAAGCACTCGCCTACAAATGATTACAATTGAACTCGTTATCGCCATTCACGAAACCATTTTAGATACCGAACGGGGCTAAAAGGTCAACCCGATTTAGACAAACTAGATGGCGCATTGGCACGCATTGATAAATACCGAAAGGAAATAAGCTCCGCTGTCTATGAGCAGTAGTTGAAGCCCGATTAACCCTACTAAGGTCAATCGAAAGATAAACTAACTCATAGGGGCATAAAAATGTTAAACTTACAAATCTTAACTCGTGCAATTCGCACTTTCGAAAATCTTTACTCATTAAACGATCTTCATGTAGCAAGCGGAAACTTAGATAAACACCGCCCTACTTGGTTTGTTAAAAATCAACAAACACAAGATCTAATCACCGAGATTGAAAAGCAAACAAATTCAACCGCACTTAAAACCATTCGCGGAACACAAGGCGGCACATACGCCTGTAAAGAAATCGTCATCGCCTACGCTGCGTGGATTTCGCCACAGTTTCATCTTGTAGTTTTGCGTGCGTTTCTAAACCAAGTTGAACAACCAAAACAACTTGCCCTACCGGAGCCGGAAAAGAAATACCCTTTTAATCACACCGAGCAAGAACTACAACAATTAGCTTGGGAATGGTTTGCGCTTTTCAAATGCGTGGAGTTTACCCACAACCTCATTCCGGCACTGGACAGCATTCAATCAAATTTTGCAGCACGGGCGCACGGTATCGTCAGTGAATATGGTTCAATGCTGCGCAGACATCAACCGCTCATCCAAAAGCTCACCGCCGACTTTCACGTTGAGACTTGGGGTGATGAAAAGTGGAACCGAGTTCTCCCAACAATTCGGGATAATGACATTCTAAGACCAAAACGCCGATTAGGCGACTTCTAAAATTTAACCGAAACCGACCGCACTTTTCCAAAGAAAATCGTGTGGCGGTTTTCTTCACGCAAAATTCAGCAAATTGGTTAAAAAGGAAACTAAAATGAACGCATTAAAATTCATCATAAACCACCGTTACGTAATCGGAATAGCGCTTATCGTCTCCATTGTCAGCATCTCCGGCAAGCTTGACTTTAACGACCGAATCACTATCGAAAAAGCCCGCTGCGAACAGCTGGGCGGACACTGGAGTGCAAATAAAAGCTTTATTGCCACCGATTTTGAATGTGTATTTAAGGATTAATGAACATGAGTAAGTGGACATTTATCGTTGAAAACCGCAATGACGGTACAGGTTGGTGGGCAGTGCAGAGATATAACAAAACCATTGGACGACAACAAAACTTTGCTGCAAAAGAATTAGCGCAAACCTGCCTTAACCGCTGGCGCGCGTTTATTGAGGGGGAAGCGGCAAATAACCCCGTAAAAGTCTTTACCAAGCAAGAAATTATGGCATTTTGCGGGGAAAATAGCGTGAAAAAACGCGGGAGACCGAGAAAATGAAAAGAATTTTACCTCCTCATTTCTTCGACAGTGATGAGGATTATCATGACCAGTTTCATCAAGTTGAAGAAGAACAAGACGAACCGGATGATGAATATCAATTTGAAGATAGAGATCGCGATTGTGATTATTGGCGGCGAATTATGAGGGACTTCTGATGAAAACCAAAGACGAATTACTGATAAAAACCAAAGACGAATTACTGCGTGAACTTGCCGACCGGTTGTTGTGCGGCATGATAACCAAAGCAGAATTGCTGGAATTAATCGAACAATATGACAGGGAATTGCCCTTCTAAGGAAACCTATGATTATCACATTTGACATTGAAACCATTCCGACACAATGCTCGGACGTTGTGGCACGTTTAGCCAAAACCGTTAAAGCCCCGTTAAACTATAAAGACGAGGAAAAAATTCAAGCCTATATTGCCGAAAAGCAAAAAACCGTTGCCGACAACACCTGTCTTAACGGCGCCTACGGAGAAATCCTATCGATTGCCTGCGCCATTGATGACTTAGAGCCACAGGTGTTTTGTATTGATGATTTAACGTTCCCCGATCGGGAAAAAACGATTTTAACCCTGTTTTTCCTCTACATCGAAGAACATTATCGCGTTAATCGCGACCTGCCGCCAACGTGGGTAGGGCATAATATCGTGAATTTCGATATTCGCTTTATTTACCAACGGTGCATTATTAATCAAGTAAAACCCTTTGCACACTTCCCCATTAATAAAAAACCTTGGGATAAAGCGATTTTTGACACCATGACCCAATGGGCGGGCAAAAAAAACGCTATCTGCCTTGATGACCTGTGCTTTGCGCTTTCTATTCCCACGCCAAAAACCGATCTGGACGGATCGAAAGTTTGGGAATATGTCCAAGCCGGCAAAATAAATGAAGTGAGCGAATATAACCGCCAAGACGTCATTGCCACCAGAGCGGTTTATAGAAAAATGACCTTTAGGGAGGGAAAATGAGTATTTATCAAAAACTCGCGCAAGCCAGAGTGAAATTACAAGAAAAAGGACTAAAGAAAACGGGGAAAAATCGCAACTTTAGCTATTTTGAGTTAAAAGATTTTCTCCCGTCCGTTAACGAAATTTTCAACGAATTAAAAATGTGTTCGGTGGTCAGTTATAACAATGACCTTGCCACCCTCACCATTTATGATGGCGAAAAAGACGAAAAAATTGTCATTACCTCGCCTATGGTGCAAGAAGCCTTGCCAAGCGGAAACGATATTCAAAACCTAGGCGCGATCCAAACCTATCAACGACGCTATCTCTACCTCACCGCCTTAGAAATTGCGGAAAATGATGCGGTAGATTGTCTTGATACGTCGGATCAACACCCCGCGCCGAGCACGAACGCTACGCCATCGGACAAATTTAAAGAACTAATTAACGAACGGTTAAATCGGTGTCAAACAAAAGAAGAATTGACCGCACTTTATGGCAAATTAGAAGCATGGGTCAAAGAAAAACACCCGGAATATTTAGATGAATTTAGCCTAATTTTTAACGACAAAATCTTAAGTTTTCAATAGGAGTGCGCAATGGCAGGAATTAACAAAGTGATAATTATCGGTCGGCTGGGCAACGATCCGGACGTTAAAACCCTCCCCAATGGCGACCTCGTCGCCAAAATCAGTGTCGCCACCAGTGAAAGTTGGACAGATAAACAAACCGGCGAAAGACGAGAACAAACCGAATGGCACAGCATTATTGCCTATCGACAAACCGCAGAGATTATGCGCCAATACCTCAAAAAAGGCTCACAAGTCTATATCGAGGGAAAGCTTCGCTCCCGCAAATGGCAAGACCGAAACGGACAAGACCGCTACACAACGGAAATTATTACCGACCGAATGCAAATGCTAAGCAGTACAAGTCACCATAACGGAACGCAACCGCCACAAGGGAAACACCCAATACCACAAACCGCTCAAGACTGGGACGGATTAACCGATCAAGAACGCGCCGACTCACAAGCAGAACAGTTTGATGATCAAATTCCTTTCTAATTTTAACTAAACGCCTTTTCTTAAAATAAGCAAAGGCGTTATTTTGAGGAGGAGAATAATGTTATTGAGTTACCCGTTGTCGTAAAAAAGGAGTTATGCCCCTTTTTGAGATTGCTCAAACAGCTCGACCGCCTGTATAATTAACTGATTTTGCGGAATGCCATTATCTTTGGCGAGTTGTTCGATTTTGGCAACAACCGCAATAGGTAATTTGTAGGTTTTGGCTTGCATAATTGCTGAAAACAAGTACATTAAACATCAGTGTACTGATTTAATCAGGTAGTATTTTAGAAAAGCCTACAATTTTTCATAGGCTTTTTTATTTGACAACCGCCATTTATTCGGATTAAGATAACCGAGCTAAAAACGCTCTCAAACGACTTTATGCGATTAAAAAACGGTATAAATAAATACATTTATGCCTTTTGACAAAACAAATTTATTTATATGCCAATGTTGCTTTCCGTATTTTTTACGTATAATTATGCGCAACGACAGATAAATCCTAGTTAAACTGTGAAGCGGTTACCCGTATCGTAAGCGTATGTGAAGTACGCCAGCATTAGGGGCTGTCGTCACAAGTTTCAAGCCACCAGTTTTATGATAAATTGGTGGCTTAATTATTCGCACAAAAGGATAATAAACATGCAAGTATCAGTTTATCTTGATGAAAGTGGTGATCTTGGCTGGAAATTTGATGCACCTTATTGTCGAGGTGTTCAAGTCGTTATCTAACAATTGCTACGATCTTAATACATCACGATAAACGACATTTGCTTAAACGACTGATGAAAAGTTTGTACAGAAAGGCAAAAACGCCTACAGGCAAAGAGGTCAAATGGGCGGCATTCACACCAGACGATCTCCTTTGGACAGCAGAAAGATTAGCTCAATTCAAAACAAAACACGGGAATGATGTTCAATACTTCTGTATGACGGTAAATAAAGAAAAAGTAATGCCGCATATTCGTCAAGATCCAAATAAACTCTATAACTATATGATAAAACTCTTATTGGCTAGAGAATTTGCAAGGTATGATGAAGTTATTTTTAATGTTGATCAACGAGCGATAAAAGTAGAAAGTGGTAACTCATTACACGATTATCTACAAACCTCCATTTGGTTTGATATTGGAGCAAAAACATTACTGAAAACAACTCAATGCGATAGTAAATGCCATCTCGGTGTTCAACTTGCCGATATTATTTCAGGAATAGTACAAAATCATTTTGAAGATGCCAAAAGCGAACCTTACAAAGTATTAAGAATACATAGCGAAATAAAAACGCTCTACTTTTAGTATTGATAACCGCTATTTATTCGGATTAAGATAACCGCACAACAATTCTGATAGCGGTTTCCGCACCCGATAGCATAGCGGTTTTTTTATGGAGAATTTAAAAATGACAACACAAAATAACGGTTGGATTAGCAACGATATACGCCCAGATTCTGATGGTACTTATCTTGTCGTTTTAGATGATTACACCGTAACAACATTGGATTTTGAAGAATGGGAAGGTCGCTGGGATTGCTATAATGATGATGCGGTTTTATTTTGGCAACCGTTCCCACCAGCACCTAATAGCAAATAAACAGAGTAAATTATAAAAAAAGCAGAAAAATTAATTCATAAATTATTTCCTGCTGTTACATATATTGAACCGGATAAAATTTTCACCGCAAGTTATTTCAGCCTGCCGAAGGTACATTAATGCAAACCTAGCAAACGCTAGCGCTAGATTTTTTATTAGGTAAAAATAAGGAGTTGAGGAATGGAAAACATGATTGATCTAAATATTTTTCAATCAACGATCTTGTTGAAAAAGGAATGGGTTCCAAAGCAAAAATAAAGCGCATGATATCAAGTGGAAAATTACCTTCTTATAAATTTGGAAGATCAAGACTTATTTCTGAAATAGACTTGGTAAACTATATCAAGTCCTGTCAGAAATAATTTCATCAAACAATCCATTAGCACACTTCTCAACATAATCATCCCACGCTTGAAATGTCTTTAGGCGATAAGGCATATATTCAGCCCGATTATAAGCATTACGCACATCACGTCATTTAAATGGCTTAGGTAAATCTCAATGATTTCAACATCTAAGCCAAGTTCTAAACGATGATCATTGCAATAACTGCTGAACAGCGTTCTAATACCGTGATTGTCATCAACCCTTTATATTTTCCATCTGCCATCGTTTTAAAAACAGCATTAGGCGTTTGACTGCCGACGTGAGTTTTCTGACTGTTAGGGGATGGGAATAAATAATCACCTCTAGAAATTTTTTTAGCATAATGCAATAACGTTTTAGCTTGAGTTGTTAATGGTACAAAATGTATTCTATCGCCTTTATTTCCCTTTTTAACAATATCATCATTGATATTATTAAATTTAGCAGAAACAGTTTCGCTTGCCCGCGTCACATTAAGTAATCCCCATAATATTGAAAGTAAAACCGGGTAAGTTGTGCTTGGTTGTCTAAGAGATTTTAACAATTCTGGCAATTCACTATAATGAATCGTCGCATGGTGTTTATTACGATCCGGCATGGGTAAATCTACCGATAGATATTTCCACTTATTCTGTGTCCAATACTCAAAGCGTTTCGCATATTCTGCAATCGCTTTTAATACTAAATACCATTTTCGCAACCCAAATAGATTTTTTCTTATTCTAAAAGGCTCAAGAACAGCCAACCCATGCTGTAATGTAATATCTTGAAATGGAATATCCCCTAGTTAAAGACAATTCAGGAAAAGCTCCTAAAGAAATTTCTGTTCTTTTATTCAGATATGGTTTTATATAATTAAATAACCATATTTTGGTTCCATTCGGATAGATAAGCAAACGCAGCCCGCCACCATCATATAAATATGATTTTTTATTTTTACTTAGCATTTTGTATTTACGTTACAGTCAACGGTTTAACGATTTTAGCAATAAGAGAACCTATTCTTTTTTAGTAGGTGCAAATTAGTAGGTTATAAAATTCACTCACTAAAACACCTACGATAATTTTGAATTCTTATGATACTCTATGAGCCTAATTGAGACAATAAAAAAGGTCAAAACTTTGAAAAATCAATAATTTTGACCCTACATGATACCACTGTATATTTATCAGTGGTGGGCTGGGGTCATCTGAATTGAGGGCGCTTAATCCTTATTTTATAAGGGTTTTGCTTATTTTGATTTTTGAAAATATAACTAAGCGTATAACTAAAACTCAAAATCAACCTCGGGGTGACCGGTTTAATTTTTACATCTTACAATACTACTTTTTACTACTTCAGGTTCAATGTCAACATTTGAAACAAAATCATTGAATTGCGGGCTTATGGTAACAGTTGAATTTCTCACTGTCATGCATTTTCATTTCCCTTGTTTTGGGTTAAAAAAGGGCTGAAAAACTGTAATAGCGATAAAATGGAGTTCTTAGGGCGGTATTTCGTTTCTTTTCGCTGAACTTTTTCCCCACCCCACCATTGGTGTAAGTTGATCGCTACTTGATACAAAAAATAAAATTATCTCTAAATTTCCCGGTCAAAATATGACTCAATTGCTTTTAATGCTTGCCGATAATCTTGCCCGTTCTGATTGGTGTAATGTTTATGTCTTAGCCCTCCACGGTTTCCGCGTTGAACTCGGAAATAAATCCGAATAACTCGGATTGAAATCCGAAATAACTCGGAAATAGATCCGACAAATAATAATACTAATTATAAATATACAAAGATCATATTAATACGTCGCAACAAGTTGCAACGTCGCCGATTTGCTTGAACAGTTTGATGTAACCGGTCAGCTTGCTTTTACTCATCTTTGCCCCCAGTGGTTAAGTCGTCCAGTTCATATAACGCGGAGTAAAGAATATTTCTTACACCCTCTATGGCAATACTAATATCCGTCCCGTCCATTTGATCAAGTCGTGCTTTTGACATAGCATCTAATATCGTTGCAGCTTGCCAGCCTTTTTTCATGGCTTTGTTAAATTTTTCTTGTTGATCAATGCGCATAAATCACCTCCTTGGCAAAAGTGCGGTCATTTTTAACCGCATTTACGTTGATACGTGAGGCAAGAATGAGGATAAAATCTTTTGCCAGTGCTGCCCGTGCTTGGGTTTCAGTTTCGGCAATAATGCGGATTTTATGCAGTTGGTTAGTCAGGTCTGTGCGACAAATTGCCACAAAAATAAAGAGTTTCATTGCGGTTTCTCCAGTGAGTAAATTTTTAGAGGTTACCGCTTGAAGTTTCCAGGCTTAGGGCGGTAACGTGTAACGGGCTGGAAAACTGCGATCACTGGAACACAGCAAAGGGCGAAACCTTTCCCGCTACACGCTACCATTGAGAGAAAAATAACCCGCTGAATGTGCTTGTTATTTTCTTTGGGTGTGCGTAGGCTACGAACAAAAAAAGCGCAAGGCGCGCTATTATTCGCCAGTGATAGATTATTCGAGTTTCCAGGCTCGGCGCTTGATTTTGCAAGTGCGTTATTAAAATAATCCAATGTGTTAAATTTGGCAAGCGTGTGGGGAAAATTTTTTCAATTATCGCGCTGAAAAAGGAAAATTTGAGAGATATCCTTGATCGGTTAATTAAATATGCGTTTATTGCCTCCTAAATCGCTCGTATTTGCGATATTTTTATTGATCAATATGATTTAACAAGTTATTTAAAAAAAATCTCTGTATGAGCCTCTTATTTGCGATTTTGAACACATCTATTTTTTCCACCATCAAGAACACGTTTTTTCTTTTTGCCTAGTTACCACCGAACCAATTTTGGTTTGTTTGGTTGAATATTTTATCCAATTTAGGGGGTAAGGGGGTTATATTTATTTTTTCTTTTGTAATAGTTTCTTTTGTGGTTGCGTTTTTACACAACTGCGATTGCGTTTTTATACAATTATTTTTGCGTTTTTCTACAACTTTTCTTTTAGTTGCGTTTTTACACAAATCATCATTTTTCCACGCTGAAAAATTTAAATTGACCCCAATTTTTTTACCATCTTGAACAAGAATATTCTTTCGCAAAAGGCTCTTTTCTGTTCGTGGGTATCAGGATTTTCTTTATACCCCCGATCTCAATCGGACCGTAAAAGGACCGTCGCAAATCGCTTTTAGTTGTGATCATATGCCCACGGTAGGGATTAGGGCAATACTCTGTAACTGCGGTTAAATTGGTTCAACATCCACCATCAACACTATTTAACCGGGTCCAATCCCTACAATTTCGGGAACTCCCTATTATTTCGGGAACTCGCAAAACAAGCTCTATTTCACCATTTTTAGCTGTTTTGGTTGTTGGCGGATTGGCTCCCTTACGATTCCCATAATTGTATATTTTTTGTACTTGACACATTCTGCGGTTATTAATTGTTATGGTTTATAACGTAAGTTGAGTAGGCTTACAGTCGTAAACTTTCGCCAATCGCTCAAGAGTTTTGCGCTGTGGTTTGCTTTCTTTGCGCTCTGCTTGTGAAATAGCGGATTGCGTTAACCCTGTTTGTTTTGCTACATCATACTGCGACAGCTTGCGATAAATGCGCCACGCCCCCAATAAGCTAACATCTTCATTAATCATAATGTTTACTATCTCATTAGGGATTGTGTCGCCTTGTTCGTCTGCTTTGTTGGCTTCCACTGGAATATCTTCCCACTGCGCTTGTTCTTCTTTACTCTCAATCGCAAAACGGCTTAATAATTCCATTTCTTCAAATTGCTCAATTGGCAAAATCACAAAGAGCGGTTTGCCGTTGCTATCATTGATATATTGTAAATTGCTCATATTTGCCCCTTATTTCGCACTGTGGGCGATTTCTCGCCCCTGTTGGTTTAGTGGTAGGTTTGTTCATCTCGTTTCTTAATGGCTTGAATTTCAATTATTTTTGGCTCGCTGTTTATCCATTCAAAAATAACGCGATAATTGCCAACTCTTAGCCTGTATGTTCTTTCTTGCCCTTGTAGCTTCTTAATATCAAGCAATACATCGGGAAAATGCGCAAGGCTGTTTATTGCTTGCTGTACCTTGGGAATGTATCGGCTATCAATTTTTAAAAGCTGTTTAAGTGCTTTGGGTTGCCATTTGATACGGTTTGCCATTTTGCCAGTCTGTCACTTTGTTTTATTGAATGATTAGATTTTACTTAAAATAATAAGGTTTTGCAATAAATAACTTATTATTTAATGCGTTTTCTAATTATCACCAATAAAAAACCGCCCATAAAAAGCGGTCTGATTTCTGTAAATTATGCTTTACCTAGCCATTCATCTAAAATACGGTTATCACTAAATTTCACGTTAACACGCAATAGCCCTTTAACTTGGCTAAATCGCACGCCTAGCGATCTTCCTTGCTCGTCTATGGGGTTGCCTAGCTTTTCATTCATCGCGCCCTGAAAGGCGTCTTTAAAAGCGGTTAGCGGTAAAATATCTTTTGTTTTTAGGTTGAGATAGTCGCAAAAAGCTAAATAGGCTTTGTATAACTTCGTTTGATAGTCTTGTATTGTACTCTTTCCGATTGCTCCGCCTACTTTCATACCTTGCGCGAATGTGTCCGTTAGTGTGAAATATTGGGCAAATTCTAATACGTGATTTCCACGCATTTTAACGCCTAAACTTTCGTTGTTTCTGCGATAGTCTTCAAGAATGGTGCGCGCTTCTTCCTCCTTGGTAAATCTTGCCAATAGCTTTTTAGTTATGCCGTAAATCTCGCGCTTCACTTTGTTATTAAAATCGACGTCCTTTTTACTTTGTGGGATAACTCTATCAAATGGAATAATAACGCGCCTACGTCCTATGCCTCCGTTCTTATCAATAAACATTAACGGGTGATTGGTTGTCATCATAAAAATAGCGTCTATTTTCTCATTGCTTTTGTTTTTGTACAGCGTCTTAACTTCTACCATTTCGCCCCCTGTTAGCTTTTTAAGTTCTTCCGCTGTGCCTTTAAATTACCGTTGATCTGCGCTGTAGATTAATGTTTTACCCACCGCCATACTACGCCCATTACTCTCATTCTCGAAAGTATCAATGTCAATAAATGCCGTATTAGCATGACCGTTTAAGTGTGTAGCGATATGACCTAATACGGATTTGCCACCACCGCCCACGCCTGAACATTCAATAAATAACATCCATTCATGCCGATTAGTTAAGACCATGTAAAGCCCCGCTAAAATCGCCTGTTTTTTGGCTTCGTCGGCTTCCGTAACGAACGCTAACCAATCATCAAAATAAGGTGTATCACCTGTCAAATCTAACTCTATCGGCTCAATTTTCCGCAAGCATAAACCTTCAGATAACGGCAATAGTTCGCCTGTAGTTTTATTAATTGCGCCATTGATAAAGCCATTTAATTCTTTAGGTGTTGGCGGAAGTTCGGGCAAGCGAATGTAAAGCAAAGAGACAAGTTTAGCCAGTTTGTCCGCGCTGTAGTTATATTCTATTTCATCAAGGAATTGCGCAAAATCGCGCTTTAATTGAAAATCTTGCTTTTCTTCCCATTTGTTGCCGTCGTAAATGTAAGGGGTTGCCGTGCTAACTTCTACGCGCAAAGGCTTATTAAACCAACCAATGAACGCGTTGACTAGTTCTTTTGGGGTTGGGTTACTACTTAAAGTTACGCCATATTTCACCGCACTTTTGACTAGTTCGCGCTTGCTTGTGTCGCGTCTTAATTGCTCAATATACGGTCCTAGACTCTCAATAAAATCAAGCTCTGTAGTAACCAATGATACAAACTGCGCTTTAGTGTGGGTTGCTATATTGACGCATAACGCGCTCTTTTGCACTTCGGTCAATTCTCCGCACTGAATAAATTTAATCGCTCTCTGTTCCTTGTCTGCTATGCGCAAATTGGCGATTTCTTTCAGTTGTTCGTCTCCTAATATGATCGGTGCTTGGTCGTAAGGGTTGATACTTCCGCTTTTTTTGGTGAACGGTTGTATTTTTAAACCGTCCACCACTAACCGCCATGCAATACCCTCACCCTTGCCCCATACTTCCCACGCTGAAGAACCAACCAATACAAGCAAATCATCTAAATGTTGTTTGTTCCATTCGTATTTTAAGTGCGGTGCGTTTTTCATTCGTTACCCCATTTAATAATTGAAACAGTGGCTAATACACGCCCTAATATATCCGCTTTGCCTATTCTGTTTTTTTGCTTGCTCTTTTGCCTTGATTGCGTCTTTTAGGCTGTAATATTCGCCTACATCTTCCTGTTCACCGTTAGAGTAAACAAAAACCAACTCGCAAATGGTTTTGCTGGTGGGTTTAATGGCAATAATGCAGTCATGACGAGCCTTTATCTGCTGTGCTTTTGCTAATGCGTTCTCTTGGCTTTCTGCAGTTAACATTTCAATCTTGCCGTTTTGGTGCTTAATTCTTATTTGATACATGTTCGTCCCCTTTCACAAAATAAAAATCAACTTTTGCGGATTTTTCGGCTTGTTCCAAATAATCTTGCGCCGCGCTTAATGCTATTCTGATAATATTTTCATTTGTTAAAAATCCATCCAGTTCATCATCACCAATTCCATCGTTTTGAATAAGTGTCAAAATCGCCTTAGCTTTGATTATGGAATTATGAAGTTTGCCAGCCTCTGCCATTGGTAAGGCGCAATGAGTTGGAATTTTATTACGCATAAACCACCCCCAACACAACAAAGAACGGGGCAATTTGGGCACGTGCTTGTGCTAATGTATCGGCATTAATGCGCACGGTATATTTTGGAAAAGCTGAATAGTGTTTTGCGGTATTGCGTAAATCTGAACGGTTTACGTCTTTGAATAGGTAGATCATGGCTGATAACTCCACAAGAATATAATTTGAAGTTACCACGCTGAAGTTTCCAGGCTTAGGGCGGTAACGTGTAACGGGCTGGAAAACTGCGACTTGTGGAACACAGCAAAGGGAGAAACCTTTCCCGCTACACGCTACCATTGAGAGAAATGCCGATATGCAAATTTGCATAACAGTTTCTTTAGGTGTGTGTAAGCCACGAATAAAAAAGCGCAAGGCGCGCTATTATTCGCCACAAGTAAATTATTCGAGTTTCCAGGCTCGGCACTTGATTTTGCAAGTGCAAAACAAGAATAGATTGCTTTTCGTGTTTTTTCAATAAAAACATCATGAAAAATATTTGAGCATGTGTTATACTCTGTATTAGTTAATTTCATAGTCAAATCATCTCAAACCGTTCAAATGAACGGTTTTTTTATTGGTTATTTATTCGTATTTGTGAGTTCTGCCGCACGTTTTTCTATCTGCGTGAGTATTTTTTTAGCAAACAGTAATTCAGTTTCTAAGAACGCTGTCGGCAATCGTTCAAAATCCGCCATAAGCAACGCTACACGCGATTTTTGTACTTCAACAAATCTTCTATAGGGTAAGGTTCTTCATCGCTGTAAAGGCTCATAAAGATGAATAAATTGCTATTCCGATTTGTGATGTAATGCTCAATAGCCATAGGGCGTAAAAATTCTTTAGCGGTTCTACATTTCATTTTTGGACTGCTCCACTGTATTTTGATTTAAATCATTTTCCCCCTTGCTGGTGGACTTCCACCAGTCAACGACTGCGGGCGTATAGTCGCCTTTTTCTACATTTTCGATATGCTCCGCCAATTCATTAAACTGCTGAATTAAATAACGTGCCCCATTTCTAAATGCCTTGTATTGCTTGTTTTGCTCTGCTGATAGGGTTACGCCTTGATTGCGTAATTCCACCAACAAAGAAAGCCCCATTTGCAACCGCTCGGCAAGTTCAATACATTCCTTAGCCTGTAACTTTTTAAAGTGATAGCAGTCGGGAAAATCGCTTTTACAGCGTTCTGCGCTTTGCTTTGAAATAGCAAAAGTGCGGTTTGTGGGGAGGTTTTGAATGTAGGTTTTAATATTGGTTTGCTCATTTTGTTTCTTTGCCTTGTTTGTTGATTAATCCATTACGTACCTTGAAATAAGTCGCGCTAAAAGTTAACTGCGCTTTTCGGATCTCGTAATTCAGTCCTAACTTGATCATCGTTGCGTTTTCACTTGTTAGCATATCCACCAACTCAATTTGTTTTGCGGTTAAGTGTTGGCGTATCTCGTCATCTGTAGGCAATCCTTGCGCCTGTAGCCATTGTTTACGAGGTTTACCAAGTGCCACTACATAAATTAAATTATTCTCTCTTGCGTAAATGTGTTTATCTTGCTTGCCTGTAATGGTTTCACGGTATTGAATAGCGTCATTCATGCGGTGTTGGTCGTGTTTTAATTGGTAGCGTTTGCCGATCCAACTTTCCATTTCATTAAATCGTTGAATAAACTTTTCTTTAAATTCAGCCGATTTCTTGCCACGAAAACCCATAACCAAAAATGAAAAGCCGTCACGTGTCATTCTGTACATTCGTTGACGTCTGTTCCATTCGTCCTTGTAATAGGTCAACTCAAAATTGAGTGCACCAAAATTCGCTGAACATTCTAAATTTTCAATATCTCGCAAAATGTTGTCATGACGTTTGCCAAAAACATGTGCCACGTCTCGGCTAGTGGTCATTGCATTGCCTTTGATGTCTTTAACGATATACGCAAATAAATCTGCGGTGATAGGGTAGTTATTTGTCATTTTTATACTGTCCTTTGTGTTGTTGGTGGTCGCCTTGTGGTTCACTTTTTAAAAGATAAACGCCGATACGGTGTTTTACGCCGGCAATGTCATACTCATAGCGATAATCCGTTAAAATGTCGTAACCTTGCGCCCGTAGCTCCATTACACGCGGCGCCGGTGAACATATCCCCAATGTTTCCCTTAATTGGATAGTGCTTTTCTCGCCTGTGCGTAAGGCTTGTAAAATGGCCAATCTTTGAATAGCGGTGTTAGTTGATCTCATGCGTTCCCCTATGACAAATTAAGCATTTTGCACATCGCGATCGCTTGCTAATTTGGCAATGTAGGCTGTAATCTCGCTTTCCAGATAGCCTACAGAATTAGCCCCTAATTGAATTTTTTGCGGGAAGTCAGGTCGGTAACGTGTAGATTTGGGATTTTGCCAATCCGCAAAAGTCGATTTTCCCACGCCTAACATTTTCAATACTTCAAGTCTGCGAATAATGCGATCCGTTTGGCTCATTGTGTTTCTCCATATTTGAAAGATTAAAAGGTATGAATAAAGCTGCTTTGGCTTTCGTTGTTTGCGGTGGGAATTATGGAAAGGATTTTTATGTGATGGGAAATTTTGAACAAATGAACTCGTTCAATGAACAAATGAACTAAATTTTGGGGATTTTTGGACAATAAAAAGCCAGTTTTGAACTGGCTATAATTGGTTGAGATATTTTTTTATAGTGTTTTTGGATGGGATTAATCGGTTCCCTTTGTGTTTTGTATCTAGTTTTGAATGTAGCCGGCTATAACTTGGTATTTCTCCATTTTTTTCCAGTAATTCAGGGTTGATAATCAGACTTATAAAGTTTGCCAGTTTGTCTGCATTTATTCCGTCAGGCAAATCTGCCTCATAATCTTCTAAAACAATATCAGCGGATTTTTTTTCTAACTGTGCGATAATTTCCGCTTGTTTTCGGTTTTCTTCTTGTAGTTGCTCAATGGTTGCTTTTAGCTGTGTGATTTCATCTTTGTTGTTATTTGTTAATGCTTCAGGTATAGCAAAAGTTGATAGCATTTTAGATTTATATAGGAAATATCTATTATAATTATCGTCATCAATAAAATAATAAGTATCTATTCCTTTTTCCGTTCTATCTCTAAGAGCAGCTATAAAATCCCAAAAAATGGATGGGTAAGAGTCCTCTACTTTAAAAAAGCTCTCTTCTACAAAAACAACGTCAGGCTCAAATGGATCGAATTTACTTTCAATAAATTTAATAATCTTGTTGAGTGGAATATTCGGGTTTTTATCCACAAATAATCGAATAAAATCAAAAAATGAGATAAAGTTATTTGCTTCATTTCTTTCCAGTTCTTCTATATCCAGCATTTTTCTTTTTGCCCTTTGCCCCATTTATGAAAGGAAAGAACAACAAAAAGCAAATAGGGCATTAATACTTTCTTTCAGGGTGGTTAATTACTCCGCCCCAGTTGTTCTTTATTCGTTACAATCAGTTAAATCTACTAAAGATTACGCAACAATTTTCAAATGATATTGCGGTAGCGCACCTTGCGAACATTCTTCAATGTAATCGCCCCACGCTTGAAGTAGTTTAAAACGTTGCGCCAATCGTTCCCCGCGGTCATAAGCGGTCTTTATTCGGTCATTGTTCAAGTGTGATAAAGCCACTTCAATTAAATCGCTATTAAATCCTTTATCGTTTAAATAAGTTGACGCAATAGAGCGCAAACCGTGAGCCACCAACCGCCCTTTATATCCCATTCGCTTAATCGCAGAATTTGACGTTTGTGCGTTAATATGCTTTTGCGGATATTTAGAATTAGGGAATAGATAACGCTTGCCCCCACTTAGCTTTTTAATTTCTTTCAAAAGGGCTAGCGCTTGTCGCGACAGTGTTACTTTGTGTTCAATGCCACGTTTCATTTTTTCTGCGGGGATAACCCACAATCTCGCACTTTCATCAATTTCCGCCCATTCCGCTGATGCGGTTTCATTCGGGCGTGTCATTGTTAAAAGTTGCCACAAAATCAAATAACGAGTTAGCAAATTGATTTGAGCATTGTTCAACGTGTACATAAACTCGCCTAAATCTTCGGGCTTAATCGTTTTAAAATGTTCAACCGTAGGTGAATCAAATTCCTTTGAAATATTGGCTGTCGGGTTAAATGTAATCATTTCACGGTGTAGCGCATAAGTCATAATCTCGTTATGCTTTTGAATGGTGCGCTTAAGTTTTTCTAACGTGCCGGCGTCTTGATACGGTTTAAACGCCTTTAAAGCCATTGGCGCAGTAATTGACGTAATCGGTAAATGCCCAAAGTGCGGCAGTAAATTGCGCTTGATTAAACTAATTACATCTTTTTGATAATCAGCAGAAAAATTCTTTTTTGTTTTGCGATACTCAAACCACGCCCACGCAACAGATTCATAAGTATTATTTAATTCAGCTAGTTTTGCTTGCTGTTCTTGCTCGCGGTGTTCTTGCGGATCGACGTTTTGAGTGAGTAGAGCATTAAAATCATCTCGAATTTGGCGCGCCTGTTGTAGTGATACATCGGGATAACGCCCAATACTGATTAAAACCCTTTTCTTTGGCTGTGTGAAAGGCTTGTAATAATTAAACCGCCATAACTTAGCCCCATTAGGCTTAATCAGCAAATAAAGCCCTTTCCCGTCTGCTAATGTAAATTCTTTTGCTTGTGGTTTTGCTTTCTCTATTTGCGTGCTGTTTAGCGGTTTGGTTGTGCGTGCCAT